TAGAGCAGAAGGTACAGACAGCGTAGAGATTAACGGAATTACATATAAGATAGACGGAGAAAGTCTAGCATTTATGTGTGATTTAGTTGACGCAAATGTTCACAGGTACGAAGATGGTACTTGGGAAATAGTAAGAATACTAGGAAAACATAAAGAGGAGTAAACAATATGTTTGATTTCAATAAACTTTTATCAGGTGGTTGGAACAATTTTAAATATGTCGTAAAACAATTATGGCATTTTATTGAGGTAGAAATGCCTGAATTGCTTTCAAACTGGAGAGCAGTACCAAGACTTATGATGGTTGCCTATGGTTGGGCATTTATGGAAGTTATAACTTGGTTTATGGCACTAGAGGCACCTAACAACGCACAAGCAGGTCTTGTATCAGTAGTAGTTGGTGCTGGCGCTGGGTGGTTTGCAATATATGTAAACGGCAAAGCGACAAAAATCAAAAATAAAGACTAAATATTACTACACACTAAAGAGAGACAAATTTAATGGCCGCAACAACTTTAACACAAGCAACCGAAGACGAGATATTAAAGATATTTAAAGTTGTTGCGAGCAAGACTATCGCATCCGTTGATAGTTTAGTCAAATCTACACAACCAAAATTAAATGTCCTAATCGCAGATACAATAGACGCATTTAGATCCTCACCTCAAAGAGTTGATAAAGTAATGAGTTTGTTAATTGCTCGTATGAAAGATTTAGGTATGAGTGTTGATGAATTAACAAAGGGTATGGATAAAATACCTGAAGGTATGCAATCCCTCCAAGACGCTTTAAGAGCAAAAGAAGAAAAAAGAATAGAAGTAGAAAAACAAGTCCAAGATTTAAGAGCCGCTGGTATAGCTGCTGAAATAGAAGAAGGTCAACTTCAACTCATAACTAAAAACGAAATGATAGCGAGAGAAGAGAAGTGGGCAGAAACGGCAAAATACATTGCAACAGAAAATAATAGACTTCAAAAAGAGACAAACAAAATAGAAGATTTAACATTTGATAAAAGAATTGAAAAAGAAAATAAAATTATTGGAGAAAGACAAGACCTTGTATTAATAGAAGAAGAAATGGCAAGACAGAAAAAGCAGTCATTAGGCGAACCTGGAGATAATGTTCGTGGTGGTGGTGGTGCTGGTCAACCTATGTTAGACCCGAGAGGTATGTTTGCTCCTATCGTTGACCAATTTATGGGGATTAAAGATAGTATCATAGGTCCATTTTTAGAAATAGGTGGTATAGCAAAAAGAGTAGGCGTATCATTTATGAATTTTGGTAAATCAATGATGACACCAATTAAATCATTAAAAAGATTTGGTGTTTCTTTGATGTTAGCATTAGTACCTATGTTACCTTGGGCATTATTACTTATTGTCCTTGTTGCAGTAGTGGCTATGGTAATATTTAAATGGAAAGCTATTGCTAAAGCAGTTGGAGAGTGGTGGACAGGTTTTAAAGCTACTCTTAGCGACTGGTGGGAAAGTGTAAAAAACATTGCCATAGCTATTAAAGATTGGATAATGAATATACCTACAATGCTTGGTGAAGCAATAGAAAGTGCAGTAGAATTTATTGGAGGTATAGGAACTAAAATATGGGATGCTTTAGGAGAAGCTTTAGAAGCTGCTAAGAATTTCATAATGGATGGTTTTAAAAATTTGATGAATGGAATTATTAGTCTAATTAATAAGATACCTGGTGTTAATATTCCCTTACTTAAAACATCGGATCAACTAGCTGCTGCTAAAGTATCCGAAGAAGACACAACTGAAGGTAAAAAGTTTATGCAGAATCAATGGAACGAAGTTCCTACTGGTGTTAAAGATTCATTAAAAGTTAATGACGCAGATAGAAAAGATTTTGTTGAAGGTAAATTTAAAGAACAAGTTGCTCCTGATGGTGCCAAAGCAGTTATAGTACAAGACAATAAAACAATTAATAATAGTCAATCAAATGCTGAAACATCAATGGTTGCTAAAGCTGATAAGAATCCAGAACCTGCTAGTAGATATAACGACTTGGGCGAGTTTATTTAATTAGTTAAACTTACCTAAATCATCTTCCGTAAATATCTTAAACTGCCAACCTTGCATATCACAATAACGCTTAGCGGCACCCCATTTACATTTATTCTTAATATAAGCTAAACTCTCATTAATATATGCTCTAGTCTTACGAGACCTAGGTTTAGGTTTAATTGTAAATGCTTTAGGTTTGATTTCAATAATTGTCTTTGCCTTTTTGGTGACAACAAAGAAATCAGGAAAGTAATTTGATATTTTTTTAGTAATAGGATTGCGATAACGAATAGCAATTTCCTCACTTCCCCAATGTAGAATGGCGTCATTACGGTCACAATAGACCATAAATCTTCTCTCCCAATTAGAACGATAAACTATTCTATTTGGATTTCCTAGATATTTGTCTTTGTTTATTGGTTTATATTTGCCTTTATAACTTGCTGTAGCCATTAACATATCCTCTATTTTGTGTATAAATATAAGTACAACTCATAAGGATATTTATATATGGCGTGGACAAAGAAAATCAGTAGTGTTATTAAAGGAAGAATCAATAGTGGTGCTTCCCAAGCTAAAGGGTTTATCGGTAATATGGCTGGCAACTTAACTGGTCAAATAGATAAGTTTACAAGCGCCTTTAGTGGTGTTGCAGATATTAATGCTGCTAAAGACAAGGCAAAAAATATAGTCAATTCTTCTCCATTAGAGATTGGTTCTGGTGGTGCTGTACAAAAAGATATGGCAGAAAAAGGTCGGTACAAAGGTCTAGGTATTATATTCTATCCACAAGAAACATCAAATTTAGATGAAGGTCACTATGTAATAATAGATATAGTGAGACACGATAAATCTGGATTTAATAAAGCAATGAATCGAACTATTGAATTACCTGATGGTAAAAAGGGAGACATTGTAGCAGGTAAAGAAATGCCTTCAAACGATTTGGCGAATAAAGCTGGTATGATAAAGGAAGCTGAATCTGCTAGACAATCACATTTAAGAACAATGTCATCTGGTATTGGTCAAGGTGATAGTCATACACATACTACAATAACTGATAGTGTATGTTTATATACTCCTGCTGAAGCAGTAAAATTTAAATACGGTGCTAATTATGAAATGTTAGCAACAGGACTTGCAGGTCTATTTGCTTCTTCAATGGAAAGAGGAAAGAGTATGTCAATAAAGGAAGCTTTACTACAAGGTGGTGGAGCTGCTTTAGAAAGAGTATTAGGAGGAGCCATTACTGAAATAGCTTCTGCTATACCTGGTATTGGTGATGTTAGAGGTGCAATAGATAAGTCAATGGGTAGAGCATTAAATCCATTTAACGAACAAGTTTTTAGAAGTGTACCATTTAGAGAATTCCAGTTTCCATTTATATTTGCACCAAAGAATGCAACTGAATCTACAAATGTACATAAGATTATAAAGTTATTCAAATTTCATATGTTACCTGAATTCAGTAATAAGACATACAGCGCCTTCTTGTCTCCATCTGAATTCCAAATAACATATATGTACCGAGATAAAATGAATCAATATATTCCTTTGGTATCAAGGTGTGTAATGACCGCAATGGAAGTAGATTACGCCAATGAAGGAGCATTCCACACATTTAGAGAAGATGATAAAGGAGCAGCACCTGTAATAACAAAAATGACTTGTACATTTGCTGAAACAGAAATTATGACTAAAGAAACAATAGCACAAGGATACTAACAACTATGTACTTTTCAAGTTTTCCATTATTACTTTATGATATGAAAGGTGACCAGAAAGCTAAATTGGTTACACATATTATCAAGCGAGTTAAAGTAAGAGAAAAGATATTGGATGCTTCCGCTTTGTATCAAAAGTATTTTATACAACAAGGCGAAAGACCTGAAGATGTTGCAGATAAACACTTTGGGAAATCAGAATATCATTGGATTATATTATTAACAAACAATATAACAGACGCATATTACGGATGGCCGATGGGTTATGCCGAGTTTGAAACTTTTATTAAAGACAAATATACAAATCCTGAAGCGATACATCACTACGAGAAACCTCAATCTTCAGGTAGTACTGAAAAAATGCTTGAGTGTTTATCTACGGATGCAGGTGCTGTATCAATATCAAATAGAGAATATGAACAAAACCTACAAAATGAAATGTCCGAGATTAAATTATTAGACCAAGGTTATCTATCAACCTTCTTGGACGAGTTTGACCGATTAATGAGTGAGTAATAAATGTATAGTCAATTAAATTCCAACGAGCTTAAAAAAGCTGGTGATTATGTACTTTCGCAGATTGCTATAATAAGCAAGGAAAGTTTTGATGGTTCATCAACACCAAAGAAAATAGATATTACAAGTCTGGTCGTAGAGATTAACATTTACGAAGATATTGATGAAAAGAATTTAACTGGACAAATAGTTATATCAGACTCAACAGGACTACCAAACAATATGCCTTTAACAGGCAATGAATTAATACAATTCAAGGTTGGTACTCCTGGGTCTGAAAGATACTTTGACTTTGAAAAGAACCCAATGGTCATATATAAGATTGGACAAAGACGAGTACACAATCCAAGGTCACAAATTTACATACTATATTTCTGTAGTATGGAACAAATCACAAATCAAACCGTAAAAGTCCAAAGAAGTTTTACAGGTTCAGTAGATAATATGCTTGGTAAAGTATTACAAGGTGAACTAGGAACAGGTAAGGACATATTCATTGAGAAGACTAGAGGTAATAGAAAGTTTGTTATACCAAGATGGAGACCATTTAAAACAATATCCTTTCTATGTAATAATGCTCAATCAATACAATTTCAAAGTACAGGATATAAGTTTTATGAAACATCGCAAGGATTTCATTGCCGTTCATATGAAAGTATGATGGCAGTAGGAGTAGACGCTGCTAGACCTGTGAATGGAAAGTTTGTACAAAAGATGGCAGGTACAGATAGTTTGGATACTCTAGCTCAAATGCAAACTATATCAGAATACGAAATATTAGAGAATTTTAATACAATGAAACTATTGGCAACTGGCGCCTTGGCGAGTAGAGTATTAAAGACAGATTTATTTAACAAAACATTTAAGAATACAGATTTTGATTATGTTAAGAACTATGAGAAGGCACATCATACCGAACACGATGGTAATGCTGCTAGAGAACATATGAAGAAGATTGTTCCTGAATATCCATTTAGAGACGGCAAGATGTTATCAGAATTTCCAGATGGTACATTCTATCACGCTTCGGATACTAGTAATACATACGAAGATAGTAATGGTAATGTATTTGAGACGGTTGATGATAGCGACAAGTTATCCAAGAGAATAAGTCAGGATATATGTTTAGATAGTTTTAAGATTAGAATATATGTCCCAGGTTATACAGGATTATCAGTAGGAGAACTAATTACAATAGATTTACCTAGATACGAGAAAACATCCGAAGGTGATAAAGATAGAGATACACAATTGAGTGGAAGATACCTAGTATCCAAGATAGCACATATGATTAAGCCAGGTAGCTCATACCATTCTATGTCTATTGAAGCGCTGAAAGATAGTGTGATGGTTCCATATTATAATTCAGCAATAGAGACAGAACCAAAATTAGTAGATAAAAAAGGAGAAATATATTACCAAGAGAGTATAGACGACGGAATATTTCATACTATATCGTAGTTTATTCAATCTGACAACTATATGAGAGAATGCTAAGAGAAGAGAAGAGTCCGCCCGCTAAAGTGCCTAAAATCGCATTAAACACTATAACATAGGGTCTTTCAGCATACTCTCCACTAATATACTGACACCGAACAGAACAATATGAGAATAATGAATAAAAGAACTTAATAATATGACTATGAAACAATTAAACAACGCTTTACGCAACACATTTGAAACCATACGCACATCCCGAGAGGATGCTTTGTATAAAATATCCTTACAGACATTTTTCAAAGGCCAGGCGCAGATAGCAGGTCTAAAAGATGAAGTCGGCGTACTAGAGAAGATTGGGTACGCAGAAGCAATAGTCTTACATAGACTCAAAGATATGGCGATAAATCGCCAGTTGCGTAGGTTTGGAATAAATAGTATTAAATGATGTATTACGCAGTACACTTAAATAACGCAGTATAGGAATAAAAATGGCCAAGTTTATACATTTTACAGGAATAGTTGAGGATCGCAATGACCCACACAAAGCAGGCCGTGTGCGTGTTCGTTGTTTAGGTTTTCATTCTGATAATAAAATAGCATTACCCACAGCCGATTTGCCTTGGGCACAGCCATTGTTACCTACGACTGCCAGCGGTATCTCTGGTTTGGGTACCACGCCAACCTTTATGGTCAATGGCACTTGGGTGTTTGGTTTCTTCCGTGATGGAGAAACTATGCAACAACCAGTAATACTTGGGACACTCCCAGGTAAACCGACAGAATATTCTAGTCGTTGGTATGACAAAGCATTCTATGATGGCTCCAATATCTATCCGAAATACATTGGAGAGTCTGATATGAATCGTCTGGCGACCAATGAGATTGCTTGGACAGATACCATTATACCTATTCCGTATTTGAAGAATCCTCATTTGTCTTTAGTCATTAGGGATGCAACAAGAATTTCATCTGTGGCGACTGCCGACTTTGACGCAAGTATGGCAGCTGACGGCACGCCGATATTACAATCAGACACCGACACATTCAGCCAACCGCCATTGGGTTCGTCTGCTACATACCCATACAATAAAGTTTTAGAAACAGAAAGCGGCCATATACAAGAGTTTGATGATTCACCAAGAGCCGAAAGAATACACACAAGGCACAAGACAGGAACTTCTTTAGAATGGCTGGCCGATGGAGACCAAGTGAATCTAGTAAAGAAGAATGACCACAAGTATACGATTGGCCATAACTATCATTACATAGAAGGAAACTCCGACATTACTATTGATGGTCGCCATAAGGTATACATCAATAAGAGTGCTACATTAAACAACCACTATGATATACAAGTGGGTGCTAATGCTAATCTCAATATACAAGTAGATAATGGAGATGTCAACCTAATCACTAG